CCCGGTCATCTCAAAATTGGTGTTAGTGTTAGACATATATTCAAGCCTATCTCTTATCTGGAGATACAGCTACTGTCTGGTGTTTCAGGGGGCTACATCAGAAAAAAAGGCATTCAAAGACGCCGGTGGAAAAGTGAGGTTATCTACTGGCGAAAAAATATTTTTAATAGTCGTAATTGTTATTGCTCTGGGCTGGCTTTCACAAAAACATTCCGCAGAAGGTAATAAACCAGAAGTTACGCAGCAAGCTTCAGGTCAAACTAATAAGTAAATATCAACTTATCCTCAAGAACCCCTACTCAAATTGCAAAATAAAGAAGGTTAATGGCATGCACATGAAAAAAATAATCCTCTCATGCATTTTTCTGGCATCTTTCCCAGCAGCCGCCGGGCCTTATGCAGACATCGCTAAAGCAAAATTTGAAAGCGAAATGACACAAGCCATACAATCTCTGGATACGACAGAAGAAAATAAAAACAAAGTGATTGCATCGCTTCCTCAAACTGAAAAAGATCTTCGAGGATTTGTGAGAGACAGACTCAAAGAGAAAAAATCTTGCCTGAAAATAAAGCGTGACTTTATCGCTCACGAAAAATCTTTGCCGCCGGAGGAATCAAGTGGAAACACGGATTTCGATGCAATATTACTTTCAGCGGCGGCAGATTATGTCGCAACCATTTGCCTAGATATGAAATAGTCATTTGACTACTCTGTAATTCCCTGCGGGCTGGCAGACAACCTTCTGATACCAGGCCGCCCCGTTATTCTGCCCGCTAGTTTCAATCTGGTATATCTTATAAACCCCGTTTAACGCGGGGTTAGTTACGCTCTCAACCGCACAAAGACCGCCGATTACCAGCATAGGGTTCAGCTTGGTGTCGAAGACAATCTGACCTTTAGATGGTTTGGTTAAAGTACTCGAGTCGGAGTCTTTATTGCCCGCCGGATCCGTATCAGGCTCATTGGTTGGCTTTTTGGCTTTCTTGCCCCCTTCATCCTGGGCACTAATTTTCGTAGCCTGAGGGGTATTCAGTAGGCCGCTACGCGCGTTAACTACCGGAATATTCCCCGAGGTTACTTCATGGCTTTTCAGGATATGGAGACGTTCATCTTTGATAAAAAATTCTTCATCCTGCGACAGCATGTCGCTAATTATTTTACTGGAACTACCCACCAGTACCTTCGGCCTGATAAGCTCCTGCTGCTTCGTCACCGAACCTTTTTTCGTGTTGGGCATGTCCTGAAGAACGGAATCCACGACCTGATCTTTCCCGCGTACCGTACGCGATGTGAAAGAGTTAATGTAATCGTGTCCGCCATCCTCACATTCCAGACTGACGATGTGGACCGGCCCCTCACGCTTTACTGCGCCGCTTTTAACCGATCCCTGAAATACCTGTCGTAACCTGCCGTTATAACCGACCTCCAGCCTTACCGGAATATACTTCTCTTCATCCTCAGCCTTGACCAGTTGCAGACGCGTAGAAGGCTTTAACCCGTTGACGGACACGCTCAGCTTGCCCAGGGATTTTTGGTTGACCGATTCGAGCGCCTTGAAAGATATGGTTATTGGCGGCTGAATAATCACAGCCTGATTGCCGATTCCTACCGTCAGCCGATAGTCACGATAAAAGGTTTCCATTACGGCACATCGCCCCCACGTATGTCAGTCATTTCTTCCGGTGTGACCAGGTACATTTCGATGCGACCACTGGCGAAGTCATCAGCACGATATGGGTCAACACCGGAGTTATCAGTGCAAAGCAACGCAATATCGAACGGCCAGTTTTTGTGCCGAAAATGTAGCGTACCCAGCGACAGTTTTACGCCGTCGATGTAATCGCCGTTGTACTCCACGCGCATTTTCCACATTTCAACCGTGGGGAGGTGACGAAGGGTAATTACAGCCTCACCACGGTTGAAAATCAGGATATGCCGTTGAATTGGCTCATCGGTAACATTATCTATCAGATCCATAAATTGCTCTCATTGGAAGAAAGATTCAGCCGCTCCTTTTAACGAGGTCATAACTGATTTTGGCTGGTCGCTTCTTTTAGAATTATCTGCAGGCGTCTGTGCGCCCTTGTTTGCCACGCCCGCTGTTTTTGATTTCGCGGCTGGAGAAGGCGATTTGAAGTGCTGCTCTATCGGTGCGGTAGTCAGTTGGGTAAAGGTGATTTTTGTAAAGCTGGCTTCAAACTTTGTTTCCAGAGTCTGATTATCGGTGCTGATGGTCAGACCGCTTAACGCCATATTTTCATGGGTGCGATAATCCACTTCTACGGATATAAGCTGCTTGCCGTAATAAATTGCTTCTATAAAGTCCAGGAACTGCTCACGAATGCCTTTCGCGCCACCCTGTACTGGATTGCCCACCAGTCCAAAAAGCTCAGCGCCTTTATCCACCAGGCGCTTTGCTTCAAGTATTTTCTGCTCTGCACGATCGGCGATCTCGTTCATTCGCTGCAACTGCTGCTGAGTTTTTGCGGGTATGTACTCCAGAACTTCGCCATACTTTGAGTAATCCGGCAACAGGGCAAACATGGGGTTTGGTTTTGCGTCGGCATAGATATCAGCCACAACGCCGCTGATTTTTATCGTCAGCGGGCCGTTGATGATATCGTCAGACGCGTTACTGCCATCCTCCAGCACGTCTACGGGAACCTGTGACGGGTAATCAGTCGAGTCACTCACGCGAGCGAACATTGAGAACCCGCCGATCCCTACCTTTTTCACCGTGTCTTTGCCGGAAGATTGGGCCTTAGTGAAACCATCAAGAATTCCCATTACGGCATACCTCTTAAATACATGCGCCGTGCTTCCTGTTGTTGCTGCTGCGTTCTGTCGTATATAGCATCGCCTGCGGCTGTAGCATTAGGCGCAGTAACGTAGTTCTGCTGATTAAAGCTATAGGATGGGCTGTAGGATTGGCTACCAGCACCAAGACCCACCGCCGTGTTGATGCCGTAAGGTATCCCACCAGCACCAAGTCCACCGTTACCGCCGCCCGTCATACCCTGTTGGGGTTGCTGCTCTTCCTCGTCGAAACCAAAAAATGACTTAGTTGCAGTCCAGGCATTTGAAGCGGCATTACTGATGACATCCCCGATGTATTTACCCAGACCGGCAAAGAGGTTTTTGGCCCAGTCGATGAATGCAACAAACGGTTTTTTCATTAACTGGACGCTGTTATCAAAGATTTTTACAACGTCACCCCATGCACCTTTGAAGTCACCGGTTACCAGTTTCCAGAGCGCAGAGAACATTAGCTTTGTGTTTTCAATGGCGGTTGTGAACACGTTAACAATGAACGCTCCGGCATCACCGAAAACGTATTTAATCGCTTCGCCAACGACGCCGAAGGCGCCGGTGATAAACGCGATAAGGGAATCAAACACATTCTGCGCATCATTCATCGCATCCTGGAAATCGCCGGTAAATGCGCCTGTAATGAGATGCCACACCATCTTGAACATGGAAGCGATCGCATCAGCCAGCGGTTTAAAGACGTTAATGGCGTAATCGATAAAGGCCATCAGAGCGGCTTTAGCGGCGTTCAGAGCGGGCACTATATCGATGCCCCAGTTATCACTGAAGAAGTCTGCAATTACACTCTGACCACCCTCCATAGCTGTCAGCAGGTCATCGATAACGAGAATAATGGCGACGATAGCCGCGGTAATCAGGACTACGGGCGAGAATACCGTGGCAAGCACAGTCCGCAGCCCAATCGCCGCAATTTTCCAGGCAATAAACCCGGCTGTGGCCACGGCGACGATTGGCATAAGGCGACGGATCATCCCCATTACCGAAAATATAATTTCCCCAAGATGCGAGAGTCCGTCTTTGATGAGATCTTTATTAACAATGAGGAAGTTCGTAAATCCGTCTATCAGCTCTTTCAACACTGGCACGAATCCAACGGCTACCTGAAATTTGATACCCTCAAAACCTTTCCCCAGCGTGGTCAGCGAATCGTTATAGGCGGCAAACTGATCGGCCTGTTCCTGTGTAACAATACCCAGCGCCTCGGCCTGGTGCTGCAATGAAGATATTTCCTCGCCCGTCATGGATAACAACTGCACCATAGAGCGGTCGATACCCATCTTGTCCAGAACGGAAAACTTTTCCGCCTGGCTCATACCGTGCAGCTTGTCCGCCAGATCCCGAAATATTACGTCGGATGACTTAACATGGCCGTTCAAATCCCTGAACTTAAGGCCAAGCCGCCCGGCGACGTCCTTTGCTTCCCCTTCCCCGGTAGAGACAAACTCTCCAACACGCTTGGTCATTTCAGCCAGTGAACTCTGCAGCGCGTCAACACTCGAACCGTTAACAGATGCGGCATAACCCAGAGTCTGGATGGTTTCTATAGCCACACCCGTTTCTCGACTGAACTGAACCATCGGGTCCACAGTGTCACTGACAGAGGCTACCCAGCCCGCAATCCCTGCGGCCGAGCCAGCAATCGCAGCCCCCATCGCGGCGAGCAGACCAATAGAGGCTTTCAGGTTGGCGTTGAAGGTTTCCTGTGGTGCCAGATTACCGATAAAACCGAATTTGGTAATAAGCTCGTTAACTATTGCCATTACGGGCCTTCTCCGCTTCGTGATGCTGGATATCCGCGCTGATATTTTCGAACTCAAGCATGTCAAACAGCTCGGGCGTATCTAGTTTGACAAGTTCGTGATAGGGCCCGTATCCGGCCTTTGCCAGCGCCAGATACATGCTCATGTCGTCGCTTATGTTCGAGGATTTAACGTAAATTTCTGAACGTCTGGAGCTTCTGAAGATGAGTTCATATTGCTCCCGCCCATAAAAGGCAGGCTGATAACCTGAAGCGCGGTAGTGATTAGCATGATGTAGTCACCGGGGAACGACTCAAAGTGATCCGGCTGCTTTGACAGCTGTACGTCGTCGTACAGCACATAATCAAACATCAGCCTTTCAATTTCTTCGAAGCGCTCGGTATCCAGGAACTCCAGAGACTGACGCGATAATTCGCTGGCAATTCCCGTGAAGAAAGCAAAAACTTTGCGGCGCTTTTTGTGGGTCATAGCGGCAAAGTCGTAGCGGTTGCCGTTAATTTCAGCGAAGCCGTCATCGTAAACGGCCTTAATCATCGCCAGCGCTTTTTCCTGCTGCTCTTTTTCTTTTGACATGGTTAACCCTACACGTTGCGAACGACGTTGCGATACTCAATGGTGTACTCCATGAGTGCGTTGGCGTCCTGGTTGTTTTTGGTCTGGGTCGGCTGAGTAGTGAAAGAGCCGGCCTGAAGATCGTACGTTTCCTTCAGCGCCGCACCATCCCGCACAAACGACTCCTTAATAGAACCGTTGATAATTACCGGAATAGCCGCGTTACGCTGTTGGTTGAGCCACACGTCATCGTTCGAAAACTTCTGAACTCGGAGCACAAGAACATGCACGCCAGCATCCACGCGCCGGGAAATGGTTACACCGTTCTGGGCACTGTTGGCACGGCTGGTTAACGCATTTGACGGCGTCAGCGTGACATAATCCCCCGCCGCGATATCCGTAATGATTCGCCCGTTAAGCACGATAGTGGCGGTATCTGCGCTGATAACAATCTGAGACATTTACCGCTCCTTACTTGTTGAAATTAATAATGATGTCTTCGCTGTGCACGGCGCCGGCATTCTTAACAGCGATTTGCAATACCGGTGACTTACGCTCCTGGCGGTCTGCGGTTGACTGGTCTTTCAGGTCACCGGCCAGGACGTAAAATCCGTTCTGTTCGATATTGCGCAGGAACATATCGCGATCACCGAAGAAATCCGGAAGCGTCCAGGTGCCGGGATTAAAGACGCCGGCACGCACAAACCCGCGAGTGGTTTTCTCCGCACAATCTTCAAGCTGGTCAACGCCGTAGTAGGTCTGCGGTACCTTGGTTGGCGTGGTTTTCAGCAGATTGAAAGAGTCGGTCTGCACGGCGTCCACATAGGCCATGAGGTTATAAACGTTATCCACAAAATCATTCGCGCCGCTGGTCAGAACGCACGGCACATCTTTGATCGTGGTGTAAATGTCCAGGCCCACGCGTTTTGCCTTGTCGATTTCCGTCTGACTGTAATCCTCAGCCGGGACATTCATCGTTTTCAGATGCAGCGTGATGGCCGTGCGTTCGCCATTAAAATTAACGGTGTGCGTTCGAGCCATATAACTGACGCCGAATTTCCGGTTACCAGCCTTGCTGTAGAGCATGCGGAAATTGCTCTGGCTGGCGAGTGTTACCGCCCACGCTGGGTTAGTCGGGTCAACCTCCAGAGCTGCGGCACCGGTAAACGTCTCATAGACGATCACTGCATTCGCTTTAGCCCAGGAGGCGATTAACGGCACCTGCGCATCGAGAATTTTGTCGATGAAAGCAATCCCTTTAACATTTACCAGCGCCTTTAGACGGCTGACGGCTTCAAGCTGTGTTTCCGGTGGAACTGGCACGGGCGCGGCGCCGTCATTTTTCACTGCGCCAGATCCGGAGGCAATCGCCAGCAAATCGCCAATGAACGTACCTTCTGTCGCTGCTACCGGGAAGCCTACTGATGATCCTGCGCCCGTGGTTTTACTGGTAATAACGATACGGGCACCATCAAATACCACCGAGGCAATGGCAGGGGTGATAGACGCCTGAACCTGCGAAATAACATCGGAGAGTGTCGCCGCGGACGTGCCATCAATCCCTGTCACATCAAGCTCTACGCCATCTATTTCGATGGTGAACGACCAGTCGTCATGCCCGCGTAATGCTGAAAGGATCGCGGCCTGCGATATTTCAGCGCCACGCAGATTACCGGCGGTAACTGGCAACGTGTCGCCCGCTGCATTCCAGTAGCCAATTACCAGCGTACCGCCTGCTGATACCGGGTTTGGGCTTGTTCCAAAAAATGCGTTTGCAAAAGCCGCAGTTACCGAAGACGCCCCCCATTCCTGCTCTACCGCTGACGGCGATTTATAGGAGCGCCAGCGTTCGGCGGAGCTGAGTACCCCTGGCTGGCTGGTCATAATGGCGCAGACGTTGATGTTATCGCGCGCGGCCGCCCGTCCTTCTTCCAGAAGAGTCACGTTAATGACGTTGTTGATTGAAGCAGGCATTTACTTATCCTCTAAAAATTGAAATTCCGGCGTGTCGATGCGTAGAGTCTGTACGTCGTGCGCCGGCGCATACTGAACGTTAAAGCTGAGGTGAATGCGGTTGCCGCGGGATTGGCCGAGTAGTTGCCCGACATCGGTGATATTTGAAACGGCCATGATAGTCAGGGTATGCATGCGCCGTAGTTCGTTAGCGCGCTGGCTCTCACTCAACATCAGAAAGGCTTCTGCGTTGGCACCGGCGTTGTCCCCCCAGAACTCGAGCACAATCGAATGACTCACCGAGGCGGTGTATGTCATTACTTCCGTTGCACCATTGAATCGTTGTCCGCGCGCCAGAACCGACTGGGGGAGCGAGCCATTAACAACGATGTAACTGGTTGAGAAATCGGAGGCCTGAATGTTCCTGCGGTCGAATTTAATAAGCTGCTCGTCATAACCCAGGAGATCGCGCACAAAGCGCGCCACAGCCTTAAGATGCGGCTGGATCATGGCGCTGGAACCAGTAGCGGAAGTTTTGTTTCCTCGGCAATAACAGCGCAAAAGCCGTAGTCCATATAATCCGCTGGCGAGACGACTTTATAGTCCCGTCCATCTTTTTCGATGTACTGGCCAGTTTCGATTTTTAGACGCGCGTGGATAAGCAAATACTCTTTCGACCAGTCCAGGCTGTCCAGCGTCAGGTTTTCTTTGTTGGCGCTCTGCACCACCGCCAGAATGTCATGACTAATAACTTTCACCACCGGTTCAAAATCGACAGTCTTTTCGGTCCGGGTTTTAAGCTTAACCGGCTGTTCCCATTCGGTCAGAGCCTCGGTCATATCAAGGTCAGATAGCGGCATCGCTGCGCACCTCCCAGGTTATGGCGCCACGCAGGGCGCCGGTGTCAATCAAAGGCGCAGAAGAACCTTTTGCTTTTTTCGTTGCCGCCGTGATATCCGGCCACGTCCCGTAACCCGCTGTCTCGAATGCTTTCACGCTGATGTTACGCGCCACAGCCCCGATCAGGTTTAACGCGGTAGTCGCGTCATGCCTTCCAGCACCCACTGACTCGACAGCCTTTTCAATTGCCCGGTTAATTTCGGTCTTTTTGAGGGTAAAAGGAGCGCGAAGAAAAGATCGTTCGGGAATAGTGATTTTGTGGACCGCGGTAAAGCCGCTGACCGGCCCCATAAAATCCCGACGAACAAAAGAGGCTCTGCCGCCCGTTGCTACATAACCCGTTCCGCCAGGGTGATCGATTTCAGCACCGAATTCGTGAACCGCCCCGACCTCAATTATCGATGTCCCGTCATCATGCGTTTTGTTACCCACCTTCCCCGCAGGCAACCCAACGGCAACGTAATGGGTTTTCATCGCCTGAAGGTTCTTCAGATATTCCGTGGTTCGCCTTAAGGTTTCCTCTGGCGTCATAAAAACACTCCGCTCTAACGAATTGCCAGCACATGGACACCCACCAGCTTACGTAACCTGATGTATTCCTGGCCGTAAGAACTGGACGCATAGCCATCATGATTTGCACCAAACCCGGCATCCGGGGCGGAATACCCTAAAGACAATCCAGCCACTGAACGACTGGTTATTGACTGGGCAGTTTTGCCGCCGGAATTTCCGGAAGGGGTTAACGCACCTGAGGCATAAAGAAGATGTGCCGCTAAAGCATGAAGCCCTTGCTCATAGAGCTTGTTCCATACTTTGCGGCTCATCTGGTTTTCTGCATCCTGTAGCGCGCCTGCGATACGTTCAGGTGAGGTGCTGGCAAATTCGGGGTAACGTGTTTTGAATTCCATGCTACCCCCTTTGATTACTGCGGTGCTGGTGAGGATTTGTAATCGACATAAACAGCGGACTGCGGCTGTTTCCACATAGCGCCACCAAAGGCTGAGCGATATCCGCACTCATAGGTCAGCAGATCGCGCTGCCGTACGGCAAGTAGTTCCGGCATGTGAACTTCCATTTCCACGTAATCCGATTCGTAGGTGTATACCGCCATCCGGGTTTTACCTGCCTTAATGCCGACTGCATAATTGCTTGGCACTTTGACGAACGAGATGTTAAAGGACTCGTTGCCGGAGGCTTTGCGCAGCGCTGCCATGATGCGATCCATCGCCGCAATCGGCAGCATGTCAGTGCCGACAATGATGGGGTTCGGGTCAAACTTCTGCATGGCGAGCATAAAGTCGCTGGCATCCATAGCGATATTCGTTGGCTGAATGCGGTAGCTGGATTTGCGCCAGGCGACGTTATAGGCATCCAGGACCAGCTTGACGAACTCGTCAGAGCTCATGTCCGCAATGGTTTTGTTGCTGGTATCAGTAATTAACTGGACGTTCTTGCCCGTCAACAGCCCTTCCTGACCTTTCACCCCCTGGTGACCGACATAACCTGCATACTGAATGGTGGCCAGGGCGTTGGCATAAAGGTCGTCCTGCTTTTTGGACTGCAAACTGATATTCAGGCGGGCAATCTTTTCCAGCTCCTGCTGTGTCCATGTGGCTGCTTTAGCCCACTGGCCAACAGGTGCTTTCAGCCATTCGATTTCGCTGTCGATGGTTTTCAGGCTGTTGGTTTTATTGCCGATGATGCCGTCTTTAACCGAACCGACCACTTCGGACACGCCGAAATCAACATATTCCAGCGAGAAATCCAGGCCCTCTTTCACCGGAATGGCCTCACCGATATTGATTTCCGGCAGCTCTTTTTCCTGCAGCTGCATATCACGCTCAGTCAGCGCTTCCTGCAGCACTTCTTCAAATTCTGCGGCTTCCATTGGCATTGGTTATACTCCCGCCGTTTGTTGTACGTAACCCAGGGTGATAGCAACGCAGTTGTTGCCTGCGCTCACGTCTTCAACCCAGTAACCCAGATCGATATTGCCAGCCGCCTCATTGGTTACCTTTCCGGCATCCGCCCCGGTTGCAACGATGTACGCCGTGTCGCCGCGGGCAAAATCAGCGTCTTCAACCGTAAGCGCGCCCACGCAATCACCATGGGAAAAATGTCCGACGTTTACCTGCTTGTTGTGCGGTGCGGCGTCGCCATAAATGTCACGAACCACAATCCCGTGGATACGTGTCCCTGCCGCCAGTGGCATCACGCCACCCTCAGGATTGACGGCGACAAACGTGCCGTATGGCAGCGCGATTTCGGTGCGGTTCTCTTCGCCCCAGACCTTATCGTTCGAGCTGGATGCGCGTTTGATGGAACCAGGTTTAATGGTGCCGCTGGCACCGTCCCAGTCAGTGAATCCAAATGCCATGATTATTTACCCCCAAGGCGTTGAGTTGCGGTTTTGGTGCTTTGTTTCGAGGAGTCGTTGAGCAGGTGAGCACCGATTTCACTACGCGGCTTAGAGGTCGCCTGAATGGCTGCGTAAGCCGCACGTACTTCGCTGTCGGTCATTGTTTTGACCTGGGCATCGTTAAATGCCTTAGTGCTCACCAGAACAGCGGCGCGAACGTCACGCGCTGATTTGGCATCGTTGAAATTAACTTTCGGGAATCGGGCTTTTGCGTCAGCAAGCGTAGTGCTGGTTTCATTGCCAGATTTCAGTTGCTCAAGCTCGTCTTCCAGCGCCTTAATCTTCGCTTTTAGATCGGCGTTTTCTGTTTCAAGCGCAGCGATTTTCGTGTCCTTGTCATCGCCACCAGCAGTACCTGGATCTTCATCTGTGGTCACCGGCGCGCCGGTCATGCCTTCCAGTTGTTTCTTGAGGTCTGCGAGTTGCGCCAGCACTTCCTGAGCCTGCGCCGTCGCTTCTTCTGTTCCCTGTCCACTCAAATCTTCCAGAGCTTTTTCCAGTGCGGCGATCATTCCGACCAGTTCATCAGGAGTTAGCGCGGCGCCTTCCGCATCCTTCAGTTTTTTGCCCTTCAGGAAACGCAGGGCATCAGTTAATGTTTTGAACATTGGCTTACCTTTTTTGTCGTTTAACTTACACTGAGGCCCGTAACGCCCCTCTGCCACGCCCGCGACGTGATTGCCGCGAATGTTAATGTGGTAAAACTTCCCGCCACGCTCCACCAGCTCCGCAGGCTCATAACCCACTGAAACCTCACGTATCCCCGTCTCCTCGAGCGTCTCGATTGCCACGGCATCTGTCAGATAAACGTCGCAAACCACCTCACCACCTTCGATGCGTGTGTTAGCAATGTGGCCAGATGCCTTGTCTTTATGGTCTGCTGCGGTCACCTCCCCGTCATCGGGGTGAGTAATGGTGAACGGGAGGCCGTTGAAGGAAGCGAGTGTTTCTGGTTTAGACAGTTCGTCGAGGGTGCGGATAACGGTGATTTTTTTGTTGGCATCGCTGCCGGTTAACCCGAGTTCGTGGCCGTAATACTCAATCGGCCCGGCACGGGTTATCGTCGCAGTGGTAATCACGTACCCCTGCGGTGTTCGTTTCCACTTCATAAATTAATCCCATGAGACGTAAGGGAGAGCGAGGCACCGGCACTGGTAATCCTCACCAGGTTTGCCGATAAATGCCCCGATGGTTGTTCGCTTCTTCCAGGTCTTGCCGCCGTCGTCTGAATAGACTGTCGGGTCGGAGTATTTACAGAGCATGCCGTTAAGCACTAAATGGCTGTCCCTTTCACGCTCATCCCCTGTGCCGCCCCACTCGTAAATATCAAGTCCCAGTGCAACGTTCCGGGCTTCTGTGAAGTCAGCGTTAAGTTTTGATGTCTGGTCGCGCGCGATGAATTTCGCACGGCTTCGGGTAACTCCTCCGCGCTCTTTGATAATGTCGATCAGGTTTTCATGGCGGCCGCCGTCCTTCATATTGGCGAAAACCGCTTCGCCGATATCGTGGATAAAATCGGTATGGATGGAGGTGATCAGATCAACGTTGTCACTTACCGCCTTTTCCATTTCAGGCCTTATCGCGCCATCGCCGAGCAAGCCGGTAAGGTCGATTCCAAAAGCCTGGAAGAAAGTGCGCTGCGTCTGTTCTTTGTTCTGAAAGTTCGCACGCGCGACGAACCCGGCAGAGAGCCTTGCGGCGACTTCCTTGATGGAAATGCTCGCCAGGCGCTGCATGACAGCGGCAAGTCGCGCCGTAACAGACAGCGGAGTGGTATCAGGTGCATCAGTCAGGGTAGGCTTGTCCAGCTCTTCAATGTAGGCCTGAACCATTCCGTCAATGAACTCTGTAAGCCGATCCCGGTACCAGACCTCAGCGCGCTTACTCGGTGTTGGGGGGCGCATCCTCCGGCGGCGAGGCTTACGCCGCCCCTGCTGGCGCTCCAGCAGCAGTTTGAGTTCCATAACTCCCCCATGAACCAGAATCACCGCCAGTGCTGACGATCCCCTTAATTTCTTCTTCGGTAACCGTCTTCAGCACGCCTCGGTTAATCATCTCCCTGATTGCGACTTCTTCCGTCACAATTGCCGACGTCACCAGCGTATTGAATCCCGTCGCGTACTGGCTGAACCGCGTCGCCTCTTCCGTCTCGTTTATGCTGTCTATCGTGGGATATTCATACGCGAGGGCTTGAGTCACAGACAGCTTGTCCAGAATGAACTTGTCGGTGAACTCCTGCATTGGCCGCAGGCGGGACTCCTGAAGCCCGTTAATCGTTTCGTAGTAAGCTTTGTTGTCCTCTTCGCCACTGCTGAAACCGCTGGCCGCTTGTCCGAAAAGGATCGTGATTGGCCTGTCCAGCGCCCCGGCCAGCACAATCGCCATTTTACTGATTACGTCCGACAAGCCGGTGAACTGCGCGTTCTTCTGCTCATAGCGCCCTTGCGCCTCGTTATTACCCGCATCAATCAGCAGCAACCCGGTAGAGGATTTGGTTTCCTTCATCACCCTGGCGTACTCGCGTACCTGGCTTTCCTGACCGCCTGCAATCTGGTCATTCATTCCCGGTATAAACAGCACGTCAACGTTAGCCTCCTGGATGGTGTCGCCGGTGCTCAGGATTGCAGTGTCGAAGGTTTTGATGTGCTCATAAGGAGCCTGCAGGTCTGACGTGCCGAATTTCACGCGATCCTTAAGGCTGTGCTTGCCAAGCTTTGTCCGGCAGCAACGGGAATGATGAAACTTAAGCTGCTTTGAACCAACATCCAGTTGATAGGTCAGCGGTTCACCAAAATTATCTGAGCGAATATCACTAATGATATTGCTGTCCGGCGTGTACTCCCCCTTTCGAAACACCAGGAACTTAACGATATCTTCGTTTTGCAAATTGAGGGGGGAGGCGATCTGTTCGTCAGCACAATCAGTGATAGCCACGATTAACGAGTCACCCAGCAGGGATGCCCACCCCAGTGCGCTGTGAAAGACGGCATTCAGTTTCAGCTCTTTCTCAGCATCAGCAATGCGTTGAGTTATTGAGCTGTCAACGTCGCCCGAAAACTTGCGGGGCAGCTTGAGCATGTCATCGGCTGTTTTGTTGATGTACTTTTTCACTACCCACGATTGTTTATACATCGCGAGTAGTTCTCTATCCGCTATGTCGCGCTTACTGCTGCTGTACCGCACCGCGCCGATCTTCTCGCCGAGCGAAGTCATTAAGCTGACCAGGCCATCATTAAGACGACCAACGATATTTTTTTTCGTCATTACATGATGTCCAGTGGGCTGCGTGTTTTTCTCTGATACAGATCCCGAAGTGCCTGCGTCATGCCATCGACCTGGTCGTCGTTAGCACCGACAGGGAAAGTGGTAATTTCTTCGACAAAATCCGTTATCCATGGGGCAATGTCTTTATGAGGAAGGAAAACGTTACCGGCTTCCCATACAGCGGTTACGGCATGCGCACGCGCCACCTTGCTGCCATCAGGTTCGACAGGAATAAGTCCGGGAACGGTGTTTTTCAGGGCATCGATAACCGCCGGGCCGTTGGCCTTATCCTCCACCAGCTTTCGTAAGCCTTTGGGAAATTCATCTGCCGTGCGCTTAACGGCTTTGAGCGTTGCGGTGAAACTCATGCGGGCGCGAACCTGGTGAAGCAGGTAGGCGTTGGCACCCTTCTTGCCCCATACCTGGCCGACCACAAAGTCGGTGCCTTCGCTGTCTTTAAACGTCATATCCCAGCTGTGAACGACGGTATCGAAGCTGGCTGGTAAATCTTTTGGCAGGTAATACCGGATCCAGTCGTCCTTGAAGATTGAGCCACCAGCCTGTTTCGGTGACTGCTGGTACATTGCAGACCAGAAGTAATCCCCGAGGATGGCTTTGGTTTCGAGCAGTTTCTCTTTCGGGTGGAGCTCCGGTACCAGCGCTTCGTCCCGCTCATTGATTGCAGGGAACGCCATCACCTTAGCTCGAGGCGTGATTTCCACTACACGCCCGGATAAGTCATCAGTCGCCCAGCGGGTCGCCATGATGATTTCGCCGCTGTTCTTCGACAGACGCGTTTTGAACGTCGAAACGTACCAGTTCCAGATTGATTTTTTTGTTGTCGGGCTGAGTGCTTCCTTGGCGTTTTTTATCGGGTCATCGATGATACCGAGATCGATTTTCTTACCTGTCAACGGGCCACCTACACCCGCACAGACATACGTCCCTTTATGATTGGCGATACCAAATTCATCAGTATTGCGCTTTACAGCGACACCGTCCGTGGGCTTATTGCCCAGCCATGAACCCGGAAATAAGTTGCGGTATTCAGGCGTGGACATAATGCGCTGAACATCGGCGTTCATGTCACCGGCCAGATCAGCAGAGTACGACAGCGCGCCCACGCGCATTTCCGGGTACTTACCGAAGAAATAAGCTGGCAGGTAACGCGAGACGATATCCGATTTACCGTGCTGAGGCGGCGCGCCCAGTATCAGTATCGGTCGTACGCCGCTCATCATATCCAGCAGGAACTGATCCAGAGCGTCGCAAACCGTCTGAGAGAACTTGCTGGTGATGTATTCGGGATTTATATACTGAATGAAGTTGTGAAGACTGGCCCGCGCCTCGCGACGTTTGAGTAACTCTGCCGCAGCTTCCTGCTTACTTACTACCGATAATTGCGGCGAGCTGCTCATCAGTCAGATCCTCCGCGTTAACTTTGTGCTCGTGTTGGATGGGACCGCCATTCTGACCTACCAACTCATTAGTAATCTTATCGCCATACTTGCGAGGGGCGACCTTGGTCACATACCACTTACGAGCATCAATACGAAGTTTAGCCTTGGCTACCTCAGCCGCATCAGGAATGCAGGAATCAGCTATGCCAATCATCTCGTCGGCGAAGTAATCAGCCTGCGTCTCGCGTGCACGTCGATACTTCTCCGAAAACTCTTCATGCTCACTTAGCCATTTATAAATTGTGCTTTGTGCGGGCATTCCGGGACGCTTGGAAATCTTGAGTACACTTTCACCAGATGCGATGAGCGCACAAATGTCATCCGCCACCTCTGGTAAATAATCAGAAGGGCGCCCAGTTTTAGCCTTGGTCGCCATAAAATAGAATTTCCTGCTGGATAGTCGAATAAAACCCCCGGCAATGCTGATACTAGCAACCGGAGATTCATTGTGTTTATGCTGAAAAGTGCACTAAATGTATGCAGTTTTCAGCATAATCTAAAATCAGGATATAGCGGCGCTTCACAGCGTGGCTAACCATGTTGTGCAGAGTGGAGAACATCATCAGGCGCACTCGAAAAGGCGCATTGTAATTGCTACCTTGATTTTGCTTCCGCTCGTTTACGGCGGCGCTCTTCTTTCTTCTCGGCGTTTGCCATGTCCATGAATGCCTGCATGATGGCATTACGCATCATATAGCTGACAAAGTGATGATTAACACAGCCGTTGAGGCGTAGCTGCTCGCCAAACTGATCCACCGAAGCCAGCGCATCCATCATGCCTTTCTCGCCTTTCATGAACTCTGAGAAGTCGCGCCCCGCTCTGGAGGCACATTCGATTATTCTGTTGCTCATAATTAGGCTGCCGCATATAGCATTTTCATCTGCCCTTTGACATGAAACGCCGCCATACAGCGGGATTCGAAATCGCGGTAGTCAGCACATCCATTTGCGATACTGGTTACGGCGATAATTTGATGCTCTACCAGCTTCAGCGCTTCAGGCTTCAGGTGCTGATGAATCTTTTCGCCTTTTGCAAGGCGTGATTTCACTTCCTGATAAACATCCTCTGGTAGTACTGGTCCGTATACCCATTTGGCGCTAATCATCCCGAACAATGCAGGTCGGCGGTTTGGCCTGTGACGTGGAAGTCCGGACATTTTGAATAATGCCGCATAGAATGGATCGCTAAATCGCTTTTCCCACGGCACTGATTCATCCAGCAGGAACATCGCTGTAATACGTGAATCGGTAGTTGAGAAAGAACCACCACGGACAATCGCATCAATCTGCTCGTCACACCAAATTTCGAAGTCAACTGAAAGCCAGCGGGCAAACCTGATTGCAAGCTTTGGATGAATCCATGTACCACCTAGCGGGCCAGTCTTTGTTGCAACAAGTCGAGTTGCCTTAACAAACCTCAGCACTTTTGCTCGTGATACAGCAGTTGATGTATCTAACTTCCTGATTTCATTAATTTCTGTCAGAAACCCGGAATTTCCGAATAGCTTTTTAGACAGAGCGGACATATATTCAAGCACATCTATCTGTCGAAGCCATGATGTTGTTTCTTTCCCGAATTTTGCGGCAACATCAGTAGCATTGATCCAGCCTTCATCATTAAAGCGAATCTTCAGCCCGTCATAATTCAAAGGAATAATGTTGGTCATCGTATTTACCTTTCTGTGGTATGAGCCTGCTCGCGTAGACATGGACGGCCAAGAGCGGAACGATGAAATCCACCGCCCTGTCTCAGACTCACACTACGGAAAGCTCTTGTGAAAATACGCACGCGAGTGCGCTGGTTTGGAGCAATAAAAAAGCCCCGCATCGCGAGGCTCATTAAATTGACTTTGTGATTTGCAAAAAAATTATTTCAGGCATTGCGTCCTGATGTAT